TCACGCAAGTGCAACTGGTGCTGTACCATTGAAAATTGAACAAAACAGCACTACTGTCGTTGGAGATTTTCAAAATACAAACGCATCTGGTTATGGTTTAAAAATACAAGCAACTGGCGGAACTGCATCACAATATATAGCAACTTTTAATGATAAAGATGATAATGTAAAAGCAAGGGTATATGGAGATGGTAGAATTACCTCTTTTAATTCATCTGGTGCAGTTTTTAGGCTTGAATCTACTAATACAAATATAACTGGTGCAGAACTTGTTGGAAAACTTGAAGCATATATATCTGATGCAAGTGGAAACTTACCAGGTGTAGCTGGTTCTA